TAATGAAGGAGAGGAAAAAGACGCACCATTTCTTTCAAACTTTCCTGCAATTGCGTTGGCTCGCACTCGTGTTGAGGCAGTTGATCCGGCAGCGGCAGCATCAATTCTTCAAGATATTCTCAGGCAGAATCCCGCAGAGTATGCGAACTCTCGGGCACTCTATTTACAGTATTTACAGTCGGAAATTCCTACACCAACGCAAAATATCGTAACGATTGCAGTGGTGTTGCTGAAGATGCACAGGGAACGCGTTATGTCCTGATTTCATCTATCGAGAGGGAAGATAGCACCGGGCTTTCATACATACGTCCACGGGTCGATAGCCTCACCCACCCAAATGAAATAACAGTTCCATTCGTCGGTCATGCGGAGATCAATCTCCTTGAGTATGCATAGGCGAACGGGCTTCGACTCATTGCGGTTGGCGCCGGTAGGCCGTACTGTACGATATGCGCTGAAGCACTAGATGCGGCGGGAGTTTTTGGCGACGGGGCTGAGGAAATAGAGCTATGCCGGCGAACATCTTGGAAAGACGTTCCAGGCACTTAGCCGGACAGGTCGAGAATGCCAACGACATGGAAAAGCTGGCGATTGCGCTCGCCATATGTAAGCTGGTTATTCAAAGGATAATCCCCGAAGATCCGATTGTACGGTCAGCACTGCGAGCTCTCGAAAGGAGTTTGTACGGCGAGCACCAAATCAAAGCAGCCCTCAACGATCACGTTGGTGAAATTGACGAAAAATATTTTGTAGCACAGAAAGAATATTGGGCTAAACGCGCACCCGAAAAGGTTTATCGTAAATTGTTTGTTAAGGCACGCGCCGCTAATGCCGTGCTTTATGCATTCGAAGCCGATCCATTCATTGCTGCGACGTGGGCTATTCACGAAGTGTTTGCCGTGCTTGGGGTTGAGTCGGTCGAGGCCGAGGTGAGCAATATCCTAGGCCTCGCTTCCGCGAAGCACTAGGGAACGGCGGGGCCACTCGAACCTCTATAAATCACTACCTGATTTCACATCCGCGGTCGCTTCGGCCACCGCGTTCCACGCCGTTCCCCTTTTCGATCTGAAAAACCCAAGAGGATTCACCCGATGGCGATCTATTCCTTCGGCTCCGGCGTTTTGCTGGGGCAATGCACCGACGTGAGCAATTCCACGCCGGTGAATTTCGGCCTGGTACAGGAGGTGCAGCTCGATTTGCAATTCACCACCAAGGAGCTTTACGGCCAGTACCAGTTTCCGCTGGCGATCGCTCGCGGCTAGGCCAAGGCGACCGCCAAGGCCAAGCTGGCGCAGGTGAGCGGACTCGCCTTCAACAATCTGTTCTTCGGCCAGAGCCTAGCGACCGGGCAGCTCGCCACATCTTACGGCGAGGCGGGCACCGTGCCCTCAAGTTCGCCCCATACCGTCACCAGCGTCAATCCCTCGAGCTCAGCCGATGATTTCGGCGTGGTCTATGCCACCACCGGATCGCGCTGGGTGACGCGGCCGCCGATGGAAAAGCCCTTGTAGACGCCCTCCTTCACCTTCTCCCAGGCCTCGTCGTCCACCACCTTGGCGGCGATGTGCAGGCCGCGGTGGTCGACATCGGCCTCCTTGGCCACGCCAACGGCCGAGGGCTGGTGCATCTCGCGGATATTGGCGAAGCGCATGTAATCGGGCAACGCCGCCTCCACCGCCTCGCGCTGGATCACCTCGCCCTGGCTGTCGAGCGCCTGGGTCGAGGCATAGCCGAAGACCATGCGCTGCTCGGCGTCGAGTTTGGTGATCTCGGCAAAAATCCTCATCGTCTCTCTCCGTCAATGAAAAGGGCGCCCGAAGGCGCCCTGGTGTTGTTTCTCATACGGTCGGCTTGCCGTTCTATTTCGGCGCGGCCTCATCGGCGGTCCAATTCAGAACCGGTTTCAGATCCGAAAAACACCGGCTGCAAACCCATTCGTAACCGGCGCCGTGTTTATAGTCGTCTCGTGTCGCATAGCCGGCATGTTGCACGTCCGGCCCATCGAATTCCGCGAATTTGGCAAAACACGCGGCGCAATGATCGTGGTCCCAATTCTCGCTCCAGCGCGCATAGTTGCGATGTTGCAGCTTGAGGCCGGCGAGATGGCGCGCGTTGTTAAGACGCCACTCCTTGTCGGAATCGGATTTCTGGGGGGTCGTGGAATTTTTTGTCATGTCCTGGTCTTGCTTCAAGGCTTCTTGGGGATGAAGCGTCCATCGGGAAACCAACGGTATTCGGTTCCGTCGGGCGCTTTGTAATCGATATGGGGGCCCACGGGTTCCGGATGGTCCGGATCATTCCTAAGCCATTCCTGTGTCCTGGGATTATACCAACTGCCGCGCGGACCACCAGGAGCATCCTGGCCTCCCCATTGCCAACCGGGACCGGGCGGTTTGGTGAGGTCCGTTGGATATTCGTCGAAAGGCGGATCGACGATGATCGGCGGCTCATCGAGGATAATGCTGGGCGGAAATAGCTGCGCCGATCGGTTCGGCCTATGCGTCGTCTCGTTTTCATCGAGACCGCCGCCATCGCCCGAGGGTGCGAACTGGCCGCCTTGCGGACCCGGCCCGTAATGGTTCGGGTTGAAGCGTGCGATGGATGCTCCGCTCGCCGTGTCGTGGCCGTGGGCACAGCAAGCGCCCAATTCCACGGCTGCATCGTGCAAGCGCTGGATACGCTCTCGATCGATCATGCCGCCCCCGCGCCTTGTTCACCGATTTGATGCCGCATTTGACGTAGTCGGTGGCGGCCGCGATCTGCGGGTCGGGCGCCTTGTCGTCGGCCCAGGCGAATTCGAGGTCGCTTGCTTCGAACTCGGTCAGGATCACGTCGGCTTGTAAATACCCTCGTCTATCGCCCGAAGGCACCTAGTTGCTTGCAGCCCTGGCGGTAAAGTCCGTTTCGAAATCGCCTCGAGCGTGGTGCGCGCCTGTTCCGGCACGACGGCAAGCAACTCGCGGGCCGCGTTCAAGCGAACCTGGAGCGCTGGGCTGTCAATCCAGCTTGTCGTCGGGCTTTTGTATTCCAAAAGAGGAATCAGCAGCCGGCGAACCTCCGTACCGCGCCGCCGGAACTCGTCACAGATAGCCTTGAACGGCTTATACAGCCTGTTCAAAACAGTGACGCTTACAAGATCCAGTTCTCCATCCGCCTGCGCGATCGCGATATTGACGAACGTCGACAGCAGATCGTCGTTCGACATGGCTTGCGCCTTTTCCGGCGTTATCTTGAGGAGTGCGCTATTGGCAGATGCCCAACTATTCGGGCGCGGCCTGGATGATTTCGGACCGTGTACCTTGCTCATTTGAGGAGTCCTTCGTCCCGCAACACATTTAGGCCGAACTCATAGCGTTCGTCAAAGCTCTTGCCTCGCAAATACTGTCTGGGTGTCAACCAGTCCAAGTCGGGGTCAGCTTTTGAATAATACGTCGTGATTTCGATATGCGCATATGTCGGTATGCGCACCAGGTTTTCAGGATCGCCGATGCGCGCTTGATCCTCGGGACTCAGATCGTCGTTTTGCGGGCCTTGCTCAACGATGTGGTGATCGTTGTAGCCCGGATGCAGCCCCGGCTGCACCGCATCGATCAGCTCATCGAGATCCTCCGGGCCTTCGATGCGCGATTGGACTGACGTTACGACATTCGGAATTTGGGGCGACAGCCACCCCAATATTTCCGCCGTGTCGATCAGTCGCATCGCGGCATCATGCGCGCCGCTTGCAAGATGGCTGACGAGAGCGTCGGCTAAGTCGCGCCCCGTGCGGTATGGCCCCTGTTCGGGAGCTTCATTCGGCAGCTTGTAATCGTCGGAATTCTGTCCGGCCTCTGGATTTGAGCTTCCTTCAGGCTTCGCCGGCTTTGACGGCAGGCGCTGTATCCATCGCCTAAGCGCGTTGAGCAATACCGCCGCCTTGCGCGGATCGAAAGCGGCCGGTTGAACATAACCGCCGCTACCTTCGTCTGCCGGCGCGAATTGGCCGCCTTGCGGGCCGGGGCCGTAATGGTTCGGGTTGAAGCGCAGTAATGCGTCAGCCTTTTTGGTTTGGCTTTGCACGTCAGGTGCTTCGCCCAGCGGCACCGGGCCTTGCGGCGTCAAGATCATCGGCTTGTCGCCGCCCGGCACCGGCGCCAGCCCCAACTCGCCCCGCGCCTCGTTCACCGATTTGATGCCGCATTTGACATAGTCGGTGGCGATCGCAGCCGCGATCTGCGGATCGGCCGCCTTGTCGTCGGCCCAGGCGAATTCGAGATCGCTGGCTCCGAACTCGCTCAGGATCACATGGTCGGCGAGTTGTTTCACCCAGTTCATCAGCGGCAACAGACCCTCGGCCGTAGCCGTGTCCTGCGCCGTCTCGGCGGTGGCGCGGTTGATCTGCGCGATGAAGGGTTGCGGGCTCACCGAAAAGGCGAAGCACACCACCCTGGCGAGCCATTCGTCGAACGGGTCTTTCAGCGCCGGCTCGCGCGTCGGCACGAAGGTCTTGGCGACGCCGCCCGGCACGAATTTGGCGTGACGGCGTTCGGCGGTGTTGCCCTCGAGCAGACTGTCCCAATAGGCCTGGAACTGGCGGATCTGGTCCGGGTTCCAGCTCTCCGGCACGCCGATCAGCGCCTCGGGAACATTGCCCTCGGTGTAGTACTGGAGCTGGGATATCTGGCGGCGCAACGCGATGTTGACCGTCATCTGCACCTGCTCCACCGGCGAATAGCCGTAGACCTTGTGCACCCGCACGTTGCGCGGGAAATAAAGCAGTTCCTCGGTGGTGTAATCGACCGCCGGCAGCCCCTTCAAAATCTGCTGATAGGCGGGATCGGGCGGCTGGGGCGTGCGGCCGTAATCGTCGATCACGCGCTTCACCGTTGCGCCGTCGAGCGGTTCGAGCGCGCACAGCTTGCCCGCGAGATCGCGGCGCAAGTAAAGCGCCGGCGCGTCGATCACCAGCAGATCTTCCAAAATCATGCGCAGCCAGGTCGGCCACCAGTGGGTCCCGTCCGGCCGCGCGAAGAACGCGG